GATCGTTCGCCATCCAGGACCGACAACGAGGCCCGTGTGGTATCCGTCGAAAAAGGCAACGTCGCCGGGACGCGGGTTACCTCCGCCGAGCTTACCCTTTGAGGCGAACCAGCTTCGGCCTGATGGCACCGAAGCGTAGTGCGGGTAACGGTTCCGAACACCAGCCTTGTCAGCACACCACGAGACGAACATGGCACACCAGGCAGCCGGGTTGATTCCGTACCAGCGGCCGTACTTGGTGTTGTTCGATCCTGCAGGCTGCTCGCCCTGACCCAGCTGGCTCTTGGCGACCTGGACAATCTTGCCGCCACCACCACCCCAAAGCGAGTCCAGCTTCTTCAGTGCAGGCTCGACAAGCTTGTTGATCATGGCCATGGGGATGTGCGCGATCATCTCGCCCCAGTTGCCCGAGCCGAGGTTCTTCACACCACCGTACAAGTCCTTGATCTTGTTGATCAGGTAGGCGGGCCCCATGTTCATGACCCAGTCCTTGAGGCCTCCGAAGAACCCCCCGATGTCCCCTAGGAGGCCACCTCCTGCAAAGCCAGGAAGCTTGCCCTGGTTGATTGCGTGGATCAGGGGCAGGTACTTCCTCGTCGACTTGGCATTGACGACGTACTCGTTGTTCGACAGCAGCGCAGGGATCTTGTCGCCGCGCTCACCGCCAGGTCCCTTGATACGGCCACCACTAGCAGCCTTGATGGGAGCCAGGTGATCGTTGACCTTGTACTTGCCTAGGCCGACCAGACCAGCAGCGGTGTTCCAGGCCTTCGCAATGCCCTTGTTCCAGACCCACTCGATGATGAAGTTGACAGGTCCAGTCATCGGCTTCTTGATGGTGTTCCAGATCGCTGAGACAGCCGACACACCAGCCTTGAAGCCTGTCTTGATCGCCGACCAGAAGGCACTGAAGCCGGCCTTAAGGTCTGCCCACTTCGACTTAGCGACGCCCCAGATGAGGTCCCAGAGACCCCTCCAGATTGCAACGGTGATCTTCTTGTAGAAGTCGAACTGGCCCTTGATGTAGCTCCAGCCCGCTGAGATGATCGTCTTCAGCAGTCCCCATGCCCACCTGAAGACTGCAACTGCGATGTCCCAGTAGGGCTTGAAGAAGCCGACGATCCACTTCAACATCTTCATGATGAAGCCGCCGGCCCAGTTCCAGAAGACCGTGATGATGCCCTTCAGGATATTGAACACCAGAATGAAGGGCAACAGAAGAAGTGCAAGGCCAAACTTGATGACGGTAATGACCACGTTGATGGACGTCATGAAGATGTTGGAGATGATGTTCCAAGCACTCTTCAAGAATCCCCAGATGGCATTGAACGCCACCGCAAATGCGTGGTAGACGGTATTCCAGAGTCCGACGAAGAACCCGCTGATGCCCGCCCAGTGCTTGATGACCTCGTATACTGCCAACGCGATCAGAGCGATCACGGCAATGACTGCCACGATGATCGCGATCAGCGGAAGGAGTCCGATGTCGAGTGCAGCAGCCGCACCGGCCATGATGAACATGGCACCTGCTGCGATGAGGATGACACCAGCGATGAGTGTCAGGACGCTGATGAGAAGCGTAATATACCCGATCCACTTCTTGGTGGTCGGGCTGAGCTTGTTGAACCACTTGAAGAGGTCGGTGAAGATATGGACGATCTTGTTCAGAGCTGGAAGGAGACCCTCTCCCATCTCCACCTTGAGGATGTCCCAGTTGTTCTTCAGCAGCTGCACCTGACTCTGCGGCTGCTTGAACATAATGTCATAGGCCTTCTTCATCTCACCGGAAGAGTGCTTCATATCGCCGGTGAGGGAGTTCAGCTGCTTGTAACCCTTAACAGCCGTGTCGAAGAACCTGCGAGCCTGGATCGTACCACCAGAGCCCTTGAACATGTCTTGCATGATCGAAGCGATCTCGGGAGCCTTCAACCCCAGCTTCTCGAAGATCTTCCCAGTGTCTGTCATGATCTGGTTCATCGGACGGAACTTGCCCGATGCATCGACAATGTCGACACTGAGACCACGAACGTTAACACCGAGCCGCTTCCACCTGGCTACGGCCTTGTCACCGATCAGGTCGGCGATGTTGTGCCCGATGCCCTTGAAGTTGTTGATCGACTTCGGGTTCGAGATCGCATCCAACGCTCGACCAGCCGACGCGGTAGCCATTGCGGCGCTCAGACCGTTACGAGTCAGGAACGCCATCATGCCCGCAAGGTCCTGAATGCTCTGCCCGGCACGAACCGCCGACGGAACTGATCGACCGATCGTTGTGGCAAACTCGCCGTAGGTACCGACACCCTTACGCACCAACTGGAACATGACGTCGTTGACCTTATTGACGTCAGTCACCTTCATGTGGTACGCGTTCATAATACCGATGGTGGCGCGCTGCGCGTCCTGAAGGTCAACCTGTCCAGCAACGGCCGCCTTAGCGAACTGCGTCAGCAGCGTCTTGGCGCCTGCGAGGTTGACGTCCATCGAGGAAAAGATGTCGTACAGTGACTTCTGCATCTCCTCGAAGGGAGCCGGGATCGCCTTCGCGACATCAATGCCCACCTTCTTGATCTGCATCAGGCTGATCTTCTGCTTGTCAACCTGCGTCAGGGTCTTTGCCGACTCCTGGTTGTACTTCGATGCGGCCTGCGTGAAGCCGTACATCGTCTTGATGCCTGCAGCACCTACAGCAGCGACGCCAACGCCGATCGAGGTGAGAGCCTTCCCACGCTCGATCGACGCGTTGGCTGCCTGCTTCTGTGCCGCTGTCAAACCGTTCATGGAGCGCGTAAGCGAATGCATCGTCCGTGATGCCTCGTCGCGAGCACGTAGCACTAGAAGCAGCTCACGTGTTCCTAGCGCCACTGTGGACTCCTAACGTCTGGACTTAGCTTCCGCTTCACGCTGCTTGGCCTCTGCTTCACGTCGCTTACTGTCGAGCTCTTCGCGTTCCCGCCACGAGCTCTGGACGACGTTGCACACGTAGACCAAGAGGCTGTCCTGCTCCATCAAGCTACCCGGACCTGGTAGGCACCTGAACTCTCGACAGTTCGATGCGAGATTGACGACTGCTGCCACAAGTGGGTCGTCCTTCTGCTTCTTGTCATCGAGAACAATTAGTGACCTGATCCGGTACTCTAGTTTTTTGCTTCGTCGGAGTCCTCGAAGTTGTTCATGCTGTCGATGTACCCGCTGATCTCGTCACCGACCTGCGGGTGCAGACGCGTCACGTCCGAGACCTTGGTGAGGTCCAGCTTCCCACCGTTCTCGTCCTCGAGGTTGTGATCCACGACACAGTTGGCGAACTCGAACGCCGCGACCTTGACCGTCTCGGTCTTCAGGTCCATCTCGGCGTTCTTGCCGCTGCCCTTGACGGACATCTGCGTCGCGAGCTGCTGACGCTGGAGCTTGTGTCCGTACGACATACGCCGGAGCTCCACGTAGGCACCGGGAAGGCTTTTCAGGTCCTTCTTGTCGGTGTCGTTGAAGTCGATTACTGCCCTTGGCATCTGGACTCTCCCTCTGAGTCTTGTTACCGGTCCACCGCGGTTCCGAATGGTTCGAAGAACCACACGGCCTTTGGTGTCGTTGCGGGGACAGGATTCGAACCTGTGACCTCCAGCTCATGAGGCTGGCGAGCTGACCGAACTGCTCCACCCCGCACGTCTGCCTAGTCCTCCTCGAACACGCCCACCTCGACGCAGTCAGCGCCCTGAGCCGAGAGGATGGACTTGGTCCAGTCAACGACCTGCTTCACGTGATGTTCTCCTGTGTCTGGACGACGACGGTGTAGGACACGCCGCTCGCGTTGATCGGCGCCTGGTAGGTGATCGACGCCCGCAGCAGGTCGCCCTGGCCGCCCAGACCACCTCGTAGCTGTCCTTGATCGCGGTCGTCATGTTCAGCGTGATCTTGTTGTTCGTGCCCTTGCTGGCCACGAGCGTGATCGACTGCGCCGTCAGGGACTTGAAGGCGTCGTATTCGGTGCGGTCGATGAAGTCCCGCTCCATCGTGAGCTGGACCGAACGCTCGCCGTACTGGACGAACTGCGCACCGCGGCCGGTGTCCTTCAGACGGTACTGGGCCTCGCCGTTGTCGTCGACCTGGAACTCGAAGCCGTCGGCGTCGAAGACCTGGGACGAGGTCGGGATCTGGATGTTGTACTGGCCGGCACCGAACGGGATCGTCGACGGCCACGTGGGCGTCGGCGAAGACTGCGACGCCTCATCCTGCCCGATCATGCTGCAGTTGAACTTCAGCATGCCGTCGTCGATGGTGAACGTGAACTGGCTCACCACGAGGCCGACGTAGCCGAAGACCTGGCCGTTGCGAACCACCGTTGCCGACATGGTCTTCGTCGGTACCGCGGCCGCCGTCGGCGTGCAGGTGTACGTGTAGTTCGTCGAGCCGGTCTTGACGACGCTGAGCCGGGAGCACATCAGGAAGTACGGGACGACGTCCTCGAGGGCTTCCATGTTGATGTCACCCTCGATGCGGGCGTTACCCGGCACAGCGCCGATGACGTCGGCGCTCTGCCTGATCGGACGCCGCCACGTGGTGTCCTGGACGAACTTCAGCGACTCGGAGTCGATCGGAGCATACTTGGTAGGCGCCGTGTAGGTGCCCGGGGTGGCTTCGAGTGCGAAGCCCATGAGGCCACCAGCGCCAATTCCGACGCCCATCAGTTACCCTCCCCCTGCTGTGCGGCCGAAGCCTGCTGTCCGCTTTCCTTCAGCGGTTCGACTTTGATGCCGGCGATCTCTACCTCGTCGAGCGCCGGCCCGGGAACCGTCTCACGGCTGACAAGCATGCCCGTCTCCGGGTCGGTCTTGTCCTCGATGTGACCGTTCAGCGTCCGGAAGAGATCGGCCTGCTCGTCACTGATCTTGTACGTCTTGCCGTTCTGGAGCTCGCCCAGGCCCGTGATGCTGACCTTGCCGTCCGGGGCGAGGTTAGGCATGTCAACCGAAAGCTTGAATGCCATCTGACCCTCCTACATGGTGGCTGAATAGGGAAGCAAGGTCTGACTACGTGCTCGGAAGGTGAGACGCGAGGCACTCATCAGGCTCCCTCCTCGATCTGCAGTGCCTGGCTCGTTGGAGATGACCATGCTGTCGATCACAAGGCCACCCAACTGAGCGTCTTCGTGCAGCACCGCTTCTACCGCCTCGGCCCTCCTCATCGCGTTCCGGGCGTTCTCCTGCACGTCAGCGATCTTGTCGTGGTAGACCATGACGTACATGT